TTTTGATCAGGAAGGCTTCTGTTTCTTTGTCGTAATCGGACATATTAGCTCCAGGTGGTTAGGACGGTTAGTGATAATTCACAGGTTAGCAGCGAGCCTGAATCAGCGTTTAGAACGCTAGGTTGGCTAACTGCACCCACATTGTAAACCAATGAAGATGCTGCGAGTTTATTGAACACGCCAACTAAGGCTGTTTCAATTCCATTTAGGTTTCCCTCATTGTCAAACAGAGGTACTGTGATGATAATCTTAAAATTGGCTTTAGGAGCAACTGTGTTGTGTTGGTTATTGCTTGGCTCTAAATAAGGATCAGAAGGTGCAACAATAACTGAGTTAGCAAGAACGGTTGCTGGTGGAAATGCAAAAGTCTGGTAAAGAGAGTTATCTACTAAAGCAGTCGCAATCGTAGTTCTAAGAGTAGTGAGTGCAACTGGCATTATCCGACCATCGAGTTAGGACTCAGAGCGTGAGCAATTAAGCCTCGAACGCGAGCCAATAGGCTTGATGACATCTTCCAAGGGCCTGGCTGGAAATCTACTGCTACGCCACCACTTGAAGTGGTCTGACGTGCCTGCCAGATATCTACGCTGATTTGTAGAGCTGCTTGTTGGACTGCTGCATCGTCTGTCCATGTTGTATAAGCAGTTGTTGATACTGTTCCATAAGGAGCGATTGGGTGTCTTGATTGAGTTGTGCTGTGACTTGTTGCAACAGTAAAAGAATATGTACCAAGTGATGTAATTGTTTTTGTGCCATTATAGGAAGAACCTGAATTGGCGATTGTGACTGATTGCCCTACATAAAAAGTTCCATAAACAGGATCATTAAAATAAAGAGTTCCATAACCTACAACGTTGCTATGAGCAACTGTGTACCAAGTTGGAGTCCAAAGCATAGGAAGAAGAACTGCATCAGTTGCATCGCATACTTCTTGTAAAACTGCATCCGCATATAAAGTGCCAACGCCAAGTGCTGAGCGAAGTTCTGCAACTGTTGTTAATGACATTTTATATCCTTCCTAAAGACTGGGAGTAGAGCAAGGGCTGCGCCCTACTCCCAGCGACTTAAGTTTCGCTAATTAAGCGATGTTGAACTTGCGGATAGCAAGTGGGTTCTTGATTGCAATTGCTAGGTATCCATAAACTGCGATTTCGACCTGGCCTGAACCGAGAACTTGAACCTGCAACTTAGTAGTTGGAGATTCGTAAGTTGTGTAAGCATCTGGTGAAACGATATATGAAGAGTTATCGATTAAAGCAGATACTGAGATGTTTGGATCAACATATAGGTTGAGTCCAAGAATTGAACCAGTCAAAGCTGTAGGAGCGGCTGCGCCTGAAGCATTCATAGGTTGAGAAGCTGTGTAAAGGCTGCGACCAGTTGAATCAGCAAAGCCCATAAGAGCAGCCCATGTGTCTGTTGAAGCAATCATGTTACGAGCGAACTGACCAGTTCCCTTGTAAGCAGCAGCTGTTTCAGTTGCTACGAATGATTGGTATCCAGCAGCGTTAGCTGTTGTGATTGCTGCGCCTGCTGTGCCACCTGCAAGAAGTGCTGCAATTACTGCTGCATCTGTTGAGTTAGCATAAGCGTTTGTGAGATTCTTGATCATTTCATCATAGAACAATGGTGCTGAACGATCTAGAAGTTCCCATGAAACTGTTTGCATTCCTGCGAACTTGTTTACGTTTACAGTTAGGTAATCAGAAGTGATTCCTGTTTCAGTTGTTGTTGCACCTTCGTTTACATCTCCAGCAGCAGCATTACCTGTAACGCGTGGAATTGTAAAGCTGAGGCCTGATGCAGGAAGCGCCCCACGAGAACCTGCTTCAATTGCAGCTCGTGATGTAACCTGATTTGTAATGAATTCGTTCATGTGTGGTGCAAGTGTTAAACCTGTGTTTGTTGATGTATCATCATCTGCTGCACGAATGATCTGACGTGATTCGTCTGATCCTGTTGCTGCCTTGATGTGGTGCTCCAAGTATTGACCTGATGTCAATGGTGCTTGGCGTGGCTTTGTGTAAGCCATTGCAGTAACAGTTGGTCGAGCAGCTTCAACCGCTGCTGCTTCAACTTCTGGTGCTGCAACTGTCTCTGGAGTAGTCTCCACAGCTGTCTCGCTTTCTGTTTGGGTGTTGGTTTCTTCTGCAACTTCTTTTACCTCTTCGGCATCTTCTGCTGCGATATCAGTAACCTGAGCAGACTTAAAGGCTGGCTCTGTTACTAAACTTACTTCCATGAGTCGCGCTGCGCTCACATGTATTACGCCATCAATTGGCTTTGACTTTAGAACTTCAACGCCCACTGAGAGTCCTGCTTGAAGTCCTTCTGATGCGAGAATAAGTGCATCTGTTCCGCGTGAAGAATTGCTAATCTTGAATGTGGCATGAATAGAATCTTCTGTTTCTGTAAAAGATTGAGCGCGGCCTAAAGGTGCCTTGACATCATGCTGACTTAATAGCTTGATTGTCTTTGGGTCTGGAATCTGAATTGATCCGCGCTCAAATACTACTGGCCCAGCAGAAGTGTTACCTGTCTCAGTACCGAGAGGAACAATCTTTCCGCTGATTTGTCGAGTTTCGCTAGATGCCTGAACATCTGCCGCGAATGCTGCATCGAAGGTTATTTTCATTAGGCCATTCCGCCGCTTCCATTAGGTGATAGATCAGTCATTCCCATTGCTTGCTCTGTGGTGATCAATCCCAGAGATAATAATTTTTCAATCACTAGCAATTCAGCCATTGGGTCTGAACGCAAGAATGTGGAGTCAAGGTCGAAGCGAACTTCATTGCCGCGAGTTGTAACGTCATCCATAGATAGACGATCTTCAATGGCAGAAATGAACGGCTGGAGAGAGTAACTTACAAAATCTTTTCTAGAATCCAACACGTTAGTGTAATTATATGAAGAGTTCATATCTGCTGAAACATAAATTGCAGGAACATTCATCAAGCGGCTAATTTCAGTTGAAAGGAATTGCTTTGCTTCGTTGTACATCATATCTTTAGGAGAATATGAAGTTGTTACATAATCAAGAGTAGAAGTGAGATAAGCAGTTGAACGATTATTACGCGCTTGCTTCCAAGCAGCTAGAAGTCCGGAAACTTCTTTAGGATCTAAATCCGCTCCTGAGTTCTTGATGAAGCCCGTCGGTTGTGGCGTGGATGATGCAATTGCAGATGCTTTATCTAAATCAATAGCAGCTTGTAATGTACGCGCTCCACGAGTAAGAATGCCCTCATCAAGTCCTTGGAATGTAATGAGTGAACCTAGACCCCATTGTGGTCGCTCGTATCCATCAACATAATATTTTTGTACTTCTGTTGAGTTGCGATTAAGTTCTAAATTGACTCGATCATTAGCAACCCATTGGAATCTGGCTGGACGGCCATCATCTGCATAAGTTTCTGTAACTTCCCAATAAGCAACACCGAACATGAGAAGTGAATCAACAGTCCAAGCAATTGTTACGGAACGTGGTTGTGAATATGAAGGTTGATCCAACCAGACTGGGTTTCCAAGTTCTTCACCAGTTGATTTCTTATACAGCGATAATGGAGTAGCTGCAATAGTGGATGCAATTAAGTTTCTGCATCGAGCAACAGTAGGAACTGACATTGCTTCTGATCGCACAAGTGTTGGAATCGAATATGGGTAATACATGCTAAAAGCATCGCCCATAACGCGTGGTTCATATTGTGCTTCGATTGAAGGCTTTGAAACTTTGGCTTCGCTACGCGAGAATAAACCCATTTGGACATAATATCATACATTGTCTAATATTTGACAATTTAGGGGTGTTGTGTCTAGGCAACAATCTGTGGCTTAGATTGTGGTACTGAAAGTTTAGCAACCAACATTGCAAGACTGATTGGCCCGACAATTGGCCCAGAACTTGCTTTTCTAACGATACGCCAACTTGCATCTGTGCTCTTTGCTCCACAGTTGTTCATCTGGCTATCTAGAACATCTTGTCCAGCATGTGCAACGCGTTTATTATCAATTGCATCTTTGAGAGTTGAACAAGCAGCATAGAAGTCTGCTCCAACTATGGTTTCCACCATAACTCCTGAATTCTGGAGTCTTTCGGCAACAGCTAGTGTCGAGTATCGATCGTACAAAACTACACGCGGCTTGTACTGATCACACCATGCTTTGATATCGGCTGCAATCTTTAATTCATCGACTGATATCTGAGATTCCCACGTCTGAACAAGTGAAACACCTATTCGACCATCTGGAAGTATTTGACCTGCCATGAGAGCTGCATTTCGGCGGCTCATGTCAATATCGAATGCGAACATAGTTAAAGGCCCTGGGAACATCTGCATTGAGCGATCACAGATATCTTCCCAAGAGCCAGGAGTCCAAGGAGATGTAAGACTTGAAATCCATTGGCAAAGTGTTTCGGTTCTAGCAGCTTCTATTGTTGAAGTAGCAATGGTTTCCTCAATTGCGCTTTCATCAATCAAATACCCAAGGCTGGGATTTGCCATTGCCCATGCTTTACGATCCCAAATATCACAAAAGGCAGGGGCTGAGTATTCATAAAAGCCCAAAGACTTTGGCGGATAATTTAAGCATTGCTCGTGAAGGTCATTAAGGACTTTACTAAAAGCATCACCAGCATTGGATGTAAATATGCGCTGGGAGTTAGGTCTGGTCAATGTAACGCTCTTAGAAGCATCCATTGCAACTTCTGATACTTCTCGAAGTTCATCAATCCATAGAAGGTCAGCTGAACGACCACGCGCTCCATCGGATGTAGCTGCTACAACTTCTATCTGTCCACCAGATTCCAAGATGATACGCTCTTGACCGTTGGTTCGATAGACACCCTTCTTAACACTTCCACCTTTAAGTTGTGCAAGTAAGAAAGCATTGCGTTCGATGATATCGACCATGATATTGAAAGACTTCAATGCCATTGCTCGATTAGATGACATGATCAAGATATCTTTCTCGCCAAAGCAGAATAGGCCTGCTAAGACACGCATTCTTGCTAAATGGCTCTTTCCGGACTGCCTAGCAATGAGAAGCAATACTGACTTGCGA